TTGTCGAAGAAGAAAATAATGGATATGGTGTTGTTAGCAGCTTCCGTGATATTTGCTGTAGTAAAAGCTATTATTGAGCAAGAAAAATCACAAGAAAATAAAGATGAAACTTCATAATCACCTAAACATAGGGCTTCCTGCGTGGAAGCCCTATGTTTATCTTCTAGGACGATGATAAGTTTAATGAAGTAACCTCGCAATATCGGCTGGCGCTTATTATTTTACATACTAAAATTTTAAACAAAAAAGCAACAAAAAAAGGGAGAGATTCAATCGTGAAACAAGGCAGAACCATCAACCAATTAGCTCAAGAGCTAGAACGCCAACGTCTGGCAAGAAAAGACTATCTTGTCGACACTCGCACCCTATTCCTAGAAACCATTATGGGGGTCAGCACCTTGAATCTCGGCTTGGATGGCAAAACAGAAACCTTTACCGTTAATGAACTAGCGCACAAGCAGATTGCTGATAGGCTACAAATTCCATTTCGGTACTACAGCAAAATGCTGATAGAATATCCACGGCTATTAGATGAAAATATCAATAGTTGGTTTAACAAAACACCTGAACGCAGAATGCTTCGCACACTGGACGGAAATGTAAGAGCCTTTTTAAGTGATCGCTATCGCCGCTTAGATAATCTTGAACTTGCTGATGCCGTATTTCCTATCATTCAGGAAATGAAAAATGCTGAAATCATATCCAGTCAAATAACTGAGACGCACATGTACATCAAAGTCATCAATAAAAAGCTCAAAGCCGAAGTTGCAGTTGGCGATATAGTTCAAGCTGGTATTGTCATATCCAATTCAGAAGTCGGATTAGGCAGCTTAAAGGTAGAGCCATTGTTATATAGACTAATCTGTCGAAATGGTCTTATTGTCAAAGACTATGCTCAAAAGCGTTACCATGTCGGTAAGCAAATCGAAAGTGGTGACAGTGCCTATGAAATCTTTTCGGATGAAACATTAGTGCAAGATGATAAAGCTTTCTTTATGAAAGTACAGGATACAGTGCGCACTGCCATTGATGAAGCCAAATTCAAACTATCGGTAGAAAAATTCAGAGCCACTAGAGAGGAAAACACTGGCCTTGATCCAGTAAAAACCGTAGAAATACTCGCTGACCAATATGTTTTAAATCAGAATGAACGTGGCAGTATCCTTCGCCATTTCATCATGGGAGGCGATAACAGCAAATACGGTTTAATCAATGCCGTAACTCGTGCTTCACAGGATTTGGAGGACTATACTAGGGCAACTGACTTAGAGCGGTTAGGGGGAGAACTGTTATCTCTACCGCCAGTGAAAAATAAGATAGCATTGCCTAGTGTTCCGGTTATTGAAAGGCACAGCAATATCATTCCTCTTGAAATAGCCAGATGAAAATAGGGAGCGTGATAAAAATGTTTATAACTGACTGCCTAGCCTATACCGATATCAGCGTAGAACTAACTCAGCAAGACGAAATCTTTATCGTTAGCATGAAAGCAAATAAGGGTACTGATATTTCCATTACCCTAAACTATCTGCAAGTCAAACTACTAGCCGAAGGCTTGCTTGCCATCACCGGGCAGGCAAAACTTAATGAATTAACAAAAGACACTTCTAAGTATGCCACAGGAGATATCAAACTCAGTTTATATTGTTCAACTAACGATGAAATAGAAAATAGTTATGAGAAAGGGGAAACACTATGCCAGCAACAGCCTTTATCTGTCCTGACGGAAAAGAAACACCTATTCAAAACTGCTTAAGCTCCTGCCGTATGACATCACGTTGTATGTTCCTGCCTACACTTCGAGCAGTAGCTAAATCTTTAAACAGGGGACTAACCGAACCCACAGTTACGGAGCTCATTACTGGCACTAGGGAAGCCTATTTAAAGAAAACGGTTGATTATGCCGTCAATCCCCAAGATGTACTCTATGCCCTGCATGGTTCAGCCCTTCATACCATTAATGATGGTCATACGGATGGCAATATGCTGAATGAAATACGCCTGAAAGATGATATTACTTCCGGTAAGTTTGACTTATATGGTGAAATATTAGATAGGGATGATGGTGTTCTTGGTGATATCAAAGTCACCAGCAGCTACAAAATCATGAAAGCACTTGGGAAGTATAAGGTAGATGTACCAACAGGCGAGGTATATAAGACTGGCCTTAAAAAAGGCGAACCCAAGTACAAAAAAGAATGGCGTAATGATGGATGTAGAGGAATTGGCGATTGGGCTATTCAGCTTAACTATTATCGTATCCTTTTACAGCAACAGAGAATGACCGTCAATAAAATGGTTATTCAGGCTATGTGTAGAGATAACAACCTTAGAATTGCCAATGAAAGAGGTATTGACCAAGCCATTTATCTCATATCCATCAATTTAATCAGTGATAGGTGGGTTCAGCGTTATATGAGATATAAAGCTAATGCCTTAAAACAAGCATTAACAACAGAAACTATGCCGCCTGTTTGCAAGGTAAAAGAACGCTGGCATAACCGAAAGTGCTTGGACTTCTGTCAAGTTGCTGAGCATTGTCCACTTGGGGAAAAACTGAAAAGCAGTATAGTAAAATCGCTACGGGATGCAAGCTAATGAATACATTAAGCTCAATTACTTTTAGAAAGGAATGGTTATATCAATGAAAAACATTGCTGGCAAGCTTGTTAAAATCATGGAAGAATGCAGTGTAATACGAAAGAATGGGACTAACGATTTTCATAAATATAAATATGCTACGTCGGCTGATGTACTAGAAAAAGTCAATGCAGCGCTAGTTAAGCATAAAGTAGCCGCCATTGTACTGCCAGAGATTATAGAAAGTAGTGATGTTACTAACAATAAAGGCAATACTGAGCATCTAGTCACAGTCAAGGTAGATATTACTTTGATTGATAATGACAGCGGTGAAAGTCTAGCCATAGCTGGCATCGGTAGTGGACAAGATATCGGTGATAAGGCGGTCATGAAAGCGCAGACTGCCGCCATTAAATATGCTTACATGCTGAGTCTTGCTATTAGCACTAATGACGATCCTGAAGCGGACAGCCGGACGGATGAAAGCACGCATGCACAAAAGCAATCGACTGCTAATATTGCCAATGTGCCCAATACCAACAATATACCGCTATGCAGTGATTGTGGCAGTAAAATTACGGCTGGCATTATGAATGTATCAGTTAGCAAATATCGGAGACCTTTATGCATGAGGTGTCAGAAGAAAGTACAAGACGTAGCTTAAATAGTGGAATATACCATTCATATGATCTGCCTAAAGCGGCTTGCGGATGCTGCTGATATTAAACCTGATGTTCGGAAGTCAGTCAAATCACTGCAACAGCTTGGTATCTTTGTCTTATGGCAGGGATATCAGGTTATTTCTGTTTATCGAAGTTAGTTACATGAGTAAAATCACTCAAGAAATGAATGGAATTGTCATCGTGGAAAACAAATACGGCTCTGTATTATTTAGGATGGGGCTTGTTTACCTATATCAAAAAATATGTTCCCATTTCAATTAAAGAGTAAAATCTTGCGGTCGGGGGTGATAACTTCCGGCTGCATAACTATTAAGACAGGAGAAGAAATCATGTTTGACAACAAAAGGTACATCACTTGCGGAATTTCAAGTGCAATTCCGGACGAAATCCAACTAGGATTGTGGATAATGATTGACCATCTTAGAACTAGCACCAATATCGAAGTGGACTATTTGCAAGTTTTTAGGCTATCAAATCAGAACGGTAAGCAAAAAATAATACACAGCCAAGAGCAGCCAGAGTATCGTAACGAAATCCTTGTTGCGTTTATATGGAATCCTGTGGAGAGTGCAAAAATCTTTGTCATTGATGATGGCAGACATTCTACCATGATGTTAGCCGAGGAGTATTGAGTTTGTTGATGATAACAGTTAACTTTAATCAGATGGAAAGGAATTAATGTTACACAAGTTATGGAATATATTTACTGATTAAAAGAATATGATCGTCAGGTGCTAGATGAAGCTACTATTATCAAAAAAATAGATAGGCTAATCCCGTCTATTTTTTATCTTGAGTTGCCAGTGCCAAATAAAGATCTCTATAAAATTTATTAAAAGGAACTACATGTTCAGCTATTGTTAAAAGTCTTCTAGCTAAGACTACAGGAAGCTTTTTTCCTCGAAATATAATAAATTTCAAACTAATATCCTCCCATATAATTATTTTTATTTCTATCTATCAGAATAATATATTATTTTAATAGTAAAAGATACGAGAAGATACAAAAAAGGTTAAGTTGGCGGCAATATTTATCTTGCGGATTATAATGGTGTGTAATTAACAGTAATTTTTAATCAACTGTAGGATATTACTATGCTGATGATGATGAATCCTAAATAGCTTGAGTACAGTAGTCATTTGTTATGATGACTGCTGTATTTTTTATAGGTATTCATCTCAAATTTAAATAAAATAAGATGTTTATTTATGTACTATATATCTTCTATAACATGGAAGCTGATTTTTGTAATTGATATCTTCTTTTTCTAGATAGCTGTAATACTTCATATATCTTTTATTATCTAATATTTATTATTTAGATCATATACATATATCTAAAAAAGAATATACAATAAAAACTTACTGGGATTAATAATAAATAACTCTACATAGAGAGGAATACGATGATGAGAAGGTAGTATGGTAGAAAAGATGTAAGAAATAGTTGTAATATAGATCGGAGGACTTAAAATGATTTATTCACCGCATACATTCGAGCTTGCGCTCATTCTTGATAAGGAAAAATTTTGTAAATGCAAAAATGAAGCCTACAAAAAAGCAGAAGGCAAGCATCGGATATATCAAAAAAAAGAAGTCTGGTATGATTATGCTTTTAAAGATCAAGGAATAAAAATTGAATATCATGCCAACGCTTACAAGAATAAAATTAGATTTATTGTAAACCCAACTAAGCTGCTTGGTGGCAACGATGTAAAAAAGCTATGGAAACCCAACGGTGATAATATATTAAAATTGCTCCGTAGACTTGAAAAATGTATTCACTGTTATTTCGATTACAAATATAAATTGAACGACTTCAAACTAACCCGCATTGATTTTACCGTGAATATTAATGTTGGTGATAGAAAAAACGTATCTTCATATATAAAAGTATTACATAATATTGGAAAAGTTAAAGGCTTCAAACCGAAGTATGATAAAAAAGATAACAGGATCGACCATGACCTTAGTTTTGACTTAGAAGGAAATTCAAATGGCGTTGAATTTACGGCTTATGATAAAGAGGGAGAATCCAAACAAAAAGAAGCAAAAGGTATTCTGCGCGTGGAAGTCCGTTTAAAAAAACAGAAAAGTATTAGTAAGTATACTGATGAAACTGCTACAGCAAAACAAATAAAAAAATTGGCAGCGAATAGCAGAAAGATATTTTTAGATAATTTCGCTCATATCGTTCCATGTGGGAATTACTATAAGAAAAAAGATGCTGTAGAGTTAATTGAGAATAAAATTTCCAAACAAAAACATAGAGAGAAGATGCTTCTGCTGATAGAACTTCTACCAAAGAAGAAATCTCTATATCTTGCACAAAAAGAGATGAACGATAGAAATATCGATAAAATAATGGCAATGTTCGCAGAAATCAATGTATCACCCGTGACTATTAGTAAGCGGCACAATATAAATTTTCTTGAAAATTTATATTCCTATTTAATTGAGGAATAATAAAGTTGTAAACCATATTATCAAAATAATATAAAATGCCTTTAGTCATTACCGAAGTAACGACCAAAGGCATTTAGTTTTATATCCCCCAAATAGGCACAATTAAATTCTGGCTATCAAACGCTGACAGTCTATCGGTCGTACAAAGCACAGCTCCTATGCCACGCTCTAAAGTAGCTTTGTCAATTACACCAAACACACGAGTGAGCTGCTTTTGAGGCGTGGCAGTTTTCTTGATTTCCATGGGGTATAGTTTACCGCTGTCCTCAAGTAGAAGATCAATCTCTTTAGTATCTTTATCCCGATAGTAATAAATAAAGGCTTCCCAGCCGCAGTTCTGATAACTCTTGACAATCTCAGATACTACAAAATTCTCAAGAATTGCACCACTCATAGCACCGTTCATCAGGGTATCACTGTTACTCCATTTAGTGAGGTAGGACACCAACCCGCAGTCATAAAAATAGAGCTTTGGCTTAGTTACCATGCGTTTCAGCATATTGTTAGAATACGGGTGAAGATAAAATATTATACCCAGTCTCTCTAAAATCCCTAGCCATTTTTTAGCGGTCATCTGGTCAATACTAGCAGCGTCAGCAATAGTCTTATAGTTGATCATCTGTCCGCATAAAGCAGCAGCAGCAGTGATGAAATCCATAAACTTGAGCGAATCTATAGAGCCGGAAAGCTCTTTTACATCACGGTCTATATAAGTACTGATGTAACTGGAATAAACTGATCGATAATCGCTATACTGCCCGCTGATAAGAGCAGGCATACCGCCTTTGAATATACGTTCATAAAGTGCAGGGGTATCAATAGAAGTACGCTCTTTTACTCGCTGTGACAACTGTTCCAAATCAAGCACAAAAGGTGCAGTGGCAGCACCATAGATTTCCGCCTGTGACATGGGAGCCATATGTAGTAGGCAAACACGTCCAGCAAGTGATTCCTGTATTCCATCCATCAATTTGAATACCTGTGAACCAGTCAACCAAAAGTCGCCAGCTCGCCTGTTTTGGTCAACGTGTATTTTGATATAGGTAAATAGCTCTGGTGCATACTGTACTTCATCAATAAAAACAGGTGGCTTATGGATTTGCAAGAACATCTTCGGATCGTTCTTCGCCATTTGGCGCTCCGTCAAATCGTCCAGTGTTACATATTCTCTTCCAATATTCTCTTCTTTAGCTAGTTTTTGAAGCATGGTTGTCTTGCCAACCTGTCTTGGACCGGTGAGCAGTAATGCAGGGAATTCCTTGCTAAGACGGAGAAAGGTATTCTCCATTGCTCTATGTATATAATTCATGAAATCACCTCGTCGTCTAAAAATACAGTTTATTATATTATAGCCGAAACTTCCTTTATGGGCAATGAAATTTCGTCTGTTGTTTATGTTTATTATATTTTAGACGAAATTATTACAATATATACAGTGAATAAGGAGTTTCCATCGTTCTAACGATGGAAACTCCTTGCGTTAGTATTAGTGGAAGGGTTTTCCTCTTATATTATCGAAATAATAATTATCAGGAAGTACCAAACGATATGATGGAAGAATGTAGCTAATGAATTCCAATTAGACTAGGAGGTGTTAACGTTGAATATCTTTTCGATTGGTAATGGAAGAGAGTATGAACTAACAAGAGAGAATTTTATACAAAAAACACATAAACAATTTCCATTTTATCAAGATCCTAAGCGTTACAAAAAACCATATTTTGCAATTTGCCCAGCATGTAATAATCCAATTCAAATAATAAATTTGTTTGGAACACAATATCGGGAAGAAAAAACAGGGAAACCTAATATGCATGGAAGACATTATTCGCGGAATGTAACAGGCTTACCAGTGTATAATCAAGTAAATTATAGTGTTTGTCCGTTACATAAACCTATGGCTTTCGGAATTACCCAAATTAGGGAGTGTGAACTTGTTAACGAGGAAATAAAGAAGTTAATTGAAGATAATAGGAGTCAACTTGCATCAAATATTAGAGATATAACGGGAATTCTTTTGAAAAATGAAAAGATCTATCAAATGATAGATGAGTATATAGCTGCTAAGGATTACTGCTATACGCATACCAATAAATATAATATTCCATATAGCGTATTATACACAAGGAAAGCTATTAAGTTATTCGGGCAAAGGATTGATTTATCGGAGTTAGGGAATAGAATTGACTTGGCTATAAGGGAAAGAAGCGGGAAGTTTGACGTGGAAGAGGGACGTATCGTAAAAAAAGTAGAGGAATATGTTTCGTTGCAGTTGTTAGTTTCGAATCATAGGATTAAAGGTAGCAAGCAGTATATGACAATATGCATTGAGGAAAAGAATGGTCATGATGATACTCAGCGTATAATTCGAGAAGAAATAGAAATGAAACAATACATTTACCGATTTAAAAATAATGCAGAGTAATAGTATCAAATATTAAACGGCATAAAGTGATTGTAATGCGTAAAATATAAGCTAGGTAAGAAGCAAGTTGACATATCCTAAAAAAAGTGAATATTGGGATGAATAATTCACCGTTCTTATAATTTAAACTACCAATTACGGATGATGTATTAAAGAAAATAAAGGGTAAAATAAAACAGTCAGAGGGTAGCGGACAATCATCCGTTATCCTCTGTTTTTATCTCAGTGCCTTCTAGCCATATTAAATTATAATGTAAATACTCCTATTAACAACGATTAGAAAAAAACCAGGGTGAATCAGAGTGAGATTGGATCAATTTAATAATTTTTTCCTGCAAATTCTCCTTCTTCTTCAAGGGAGATTTCATCATCTGTTGTGCCATTGGCGTTATCGCCCATAGCCGATTTAAATTTATACAATTTTGACCATTTCAGTGGAGCTTTTAGTTTCTTGTTATATACAAGAAGCATTGCCTCGGAATAACCAAGAGAGCCAGCCTTTCGTTCCTTTGCTGTTCGACCGATATTTTTTGCGGAGAAAACACCGACTTTTTCCTTGAAAATGTCGTCTTTCAGGAGGTCACCGAAAGCAACAATCAACTGAGCAATCCCTTTCAGCATATTTGAAGAAAGCGAATTATAGTCACCTTCCCATGTTCCAATACAAAGACGTAGAGTGCGGTCTAACACGTGAAATCCAAACTTTAGATAAATGTACTCCAGACATGCTACTGCACAAATACCACTGGGGATTTTGTTGTATGAAATGCATAAACCGTATGATTCTACTAGAGATTTGATGATAAGCTGATCATCATTGCCGGCTTCAACATTTGCCATGAAGATTTCATACGGTAACAGAGGTTTGACATACTTCAACTGATTCGCAAATATATCTGCCTCTTGGGTATATTCCAGGTCATCATAAATCATGCACCAAACTGGAGTTTCGCGTGTTCCGGATACGATGGCAATAATTTCTATCGTATGCTGGCCATTGAAAACATAATTAATGCTATTGCGGCGGCTAACCTTTACAGGGTTGATTTGATATAAATCAAAATTTTTGACCGTTCGCTCAATATGTGCAACGGATAGATTTCTTTGATATTCTTGATTAGACACTAGGTTTTTGATTGGAATTTGTTCAAAATGCACTTTTAGCACAAAAGCACTGTAGTCATCCATTAATTTACCTCCTTTATAGCTACAAGCATATTGTTAATGGTTTCTTCTAATTCGGCCAGTTCTTTCTCCAGCTTACGGCACGCATTGCCAGTGATGCCGCTGAGGTCGGCTGTAGAACGGGCACGGTTAATGGAACTAATCCAGGAAGGAATGGTTAATGTAAGGCTTGATATTTCTGCATCCGGGTCATAGGCAGGCATTTCCTTTATAGAGCAGGCTGGTATTTGAAATGAATCCTTTTCAGATGAATTTTGCTTTTTCAAAAGTATCTGGCGCATATTTGAGGTAAATGCTTTGCAATCATCAGATATCAATTGATTTAATTCTCTTATTTCCGGTATGGATAGCTGGGAAAATGCAATTGTATTTTCGACGGATATCTTTATGTCACTGGTTAATATCCTAGGAACAAGCTCAGGCACGACCTTTAAAAGCAAGTCCAATGCTTGTGTATACTTTTCATAATTCAAAATAGAGGCTTGAGAAATGCTATACTCTTTACTAAGTCGCTCTCTTGTCCGACTAGCAGAAGCATCAAAAGCTAATTCGGGCAGTATGTTTGCTTTAAGTTCTTTTTTTGTGTATTGATTTGTTCCGGCGGCATTATGGGCGCCAAGTATTTTTTCAATTTCGCACCTTTTCCCAATAAGGTATCTGCGCGTCTCTTCTGTGATATTGTGGCGGACAAGCTGATTGGCACAAATCCATGCAATTGCTTCTTCGCGGTTCTTAAAATATATGCGCTGAATCGTAAACGGAATTTGTAGTTTTGTACATATTTCATAACGATTATGGCCATCCAGAATTGTGCTGTTCCAAACAAACAGTGGTTCACGGCATCCGTCTCGAATAATATCTTCTTCCAGACGCAGCAGTTCTTCTGCTGGCAATTGCGGAATCAGTTTCTTAAAAATGGTGTCAATTTTCAATTTATAGATACATTGTTCTGCCATGATATTATGATTTAGCTCGGCTTACCAGAACAGATTCGTCCATGTGAAACTGAGCCACTCCTTCATTCAGAATTATTTCGCCATACAGGCGATAGGATTGATTATCCTGCCAATAGCTGCATAAATTACGCAGATTTTTAACAAGAGACCGGCTATACAGTTCAATAGATTTTTGACTCGATGATGAGACCTTAATAATTTTGTGGGCTCGTGGATCAGAATTGTCACTGCTGAGAACCGCAAGTATTCGTTCTTCTGGATTTACTAAAAGCAGTACGTGATCAGGATCACCGATGGAATGTAGTGTATTTTTATGTATTCTGATACGGCACTTTTTAAGATCAACCAATATAGCAGGTCTTGAAAAGTTGCTTCTATTCATCAGTCGCCACCCCTTTCAATAGATTGATCAGCAATAATCTCAGGGGCTTTTTCCTTTAGACCAAATACAGTATAACCGTCAAATATGTTTACTTGAAGCAGCTGGCGATGCTCTTCGACAGGCAATCCAAACTGATTTTGCCACTCCGATGGAAAGACCGGAGTGCGTGACGTTTTTGGCTTTTCACCGTCATTGAGAAATCTCTGATAGATCTCGGTTGCCGTAAGATCGAAGATTAAGAGATGCTCACTGTTGTTTCGGATCAGTTTTCCAAGAAGCTTATA